GTTTTAATCATATTAACTCCACTTAAATTCTTTAAATTTTTCTGCGTTTACTCTATCACCAGCTTCTGATTTATCAAACACGGGTACATCATCTTTAGTTGTGACCATATTCTGATTGTCATCATCTTCTAGTTTCATTTTACTTCGGTCTACTTTCAAAGTAAATCTATTGTATTTAGTCGGGTCGTTATATCTGTTTTTTAACTGTTTGACAAGTATCTTACCCATAGAGTTCAGTTCATCATTTGATATCAATGCAAACATCAAGTCCGCAGTTGCGGGTAAACCAAATGACTCAGAAGTATCTTCTAGGCCTGGGTCGTCACTTGAGAACCCACTTCGGTTTGTTTGTGTTGCACTCATAATCGGTACATTAAATTCTACTGCAAGTCCACGCATCTCTTCTGCAATACTCTTGATATAAGAATAAGAGTTTACTGCACCACCAATCATTTTCATTCTACTTGATGCACAGATATTTAGATAATCAATAAAGATTATTTCAGGAACAAAATTCTTTTTAAGTTTCAATTCATTTAACAATGCACGGAAGTGAGAAGTGTTTGCTTGACCCGTAGGATATTCTTTGATAATTAATTTACCTTCTGTCTTTGCATTTATCTGAGACACTTTATCCTTGAACATATCTTTGGATAAGTTTTCTATTTGGTCAATCGGAATATTTAATAAGTTCGCATCAATCCTTTCTGCAATTCTTTCTTCAGCCATCTCCATAGTGATATACAATACATTACGTCCTTGTGATAATATATTAGATGCACAGTGACACATGAACAAAGATTTACCTACACCCGTTCCCGCAAGTGCGATATTCAAAGTCTTATTCGGTAATCCACCTTTGGTTATCTTATTGAAGTTATCTAAATCAAAAGGTATACGTTCTTCTTGTTCGTGATAGAAATCATATCGTTCTTCTACTTGTTCAAGATAATCGTGTCCGATATTTGTATCGAAAGAAACTCCAAGAGCCTTTGACAATACGTCAGGTATCGCATTCTTTTTTAGAGTTGCGTGTTTACCGTCAATGATAGAGATAGACTCCATGACTGCATTATATACTGAACGGTCTTGACACCACTTCTCAGTTCTTTCAATCAACCAATCTAAGTTCTCAGACTCAGGTGTAAAGATATTCGGTAAGAGTTCCATACCTTGTCGATAATTCTCTTCACTAAGTTTACCACTTTCATCTATTTCAATCTTGAATGACTCAAGGGTTGGTATCTTATTATACTTGGATACAAACTTTGCGACTTCTTTAAATAAGTCTTTATACACACCGTCAAAATAATCAGGAACAAGAAAAGGTAAAACTCTTCTTGTATATTCTTCGTTGGTAAGTAAGTTTCTAAGTATCGTCTGTTCTAGATTTATATTCATCTTCTAACCATTCTAAAGTTTCAGGTCTTGCACCAATCTCACCCGTGTTTTTATCTTGTGCAAGTAAAGAACCGTCCGTGATTGATTGTTCAATTATGTTGGAAAGTATTTTACCACAGTACTCCTGAAAAGTCAAATTATTTTCTATTTGTAAGTCGGGGTCGGGACTACTCACTATATCATAATTAAATGTAAGTGCATCTCTTTTTCCGTCAAACGCAACATTACCATATCGAATTACCGTTTCAGGATATTCTTCTAGTAGTCTTACGTCCCAACCCCTAGTATCATCTGTTTGTGGAATAATCTCATAGTGAACTCCTTCACTGAGTTTATCTAAGATATCATTCATATAGAATAAGTTTGTTTTATGTAATCTTTGAAATCTGTTGTTTCAAATATTGGACTCCAGAACTCAGCATTGAGAGTGTCTTTTTCACGAACCTTGTTTCCAATAGTTTCACCAGTCCCTTTATCAACAACCATATACCAACCATTACTAGGCTTAACGATATAACCACCACTAACAGCAACGTCCAACAAACCTGAGTAAGACTGTATACCACCTTCCCACGACACCGAGATAGGAATTTTCGACTTTTCTTTAACATATCTACTCTTATCTATATTAATAATAAAGTGATACCCTTTTATTTCTGTACCAGACTTGTCTTGTTGTCTACCAACAATCCAAATGTTATCTGCAGAATAATAAATACCCGTACCACCACCAACAATATCTTTTGGAAATAAACCAATCTCTTTGTATGTATGGTTTACTGCAATCAATGGAATGTTCTTCATCTTAAGATAAGGTGTAGACATTCTGAATAATCCTTTCAGTGCTTTTGCACGAGACATATCTGCAACTGACTTTTCACTCAGTGCATCTTCAAGTTCTTTCTTACTTGCAAGATTACCGATAGAGTCAATCACCACGATGACGTTGTCATCTCTATCTAGTTCTTCAAACTGTTTAATTAAATCAAACTTAAGTTCTTCTACATTTGTAATGGGTGTATGTAATACTCTATCCATAGGAATATTAAATTGTTCAAAGTAAGATTGTGGTGAACCAAACTCTGAGTCATAAAAAAGTAAGACTGAGTCTTTCTTGTTTTCTAAATAAGAACTTGCAATCTTTAATGCAAATGATGTTTTGAAATGTTTACTAGGGCCTGCAAGGACGGTAAGGCCTGGTGTGATACCACCTTCGGTATTACCACTTAGTGCAACATTAATCATAGGTACATCTGTAGATACTACATCTGTATCCCCAAAAAACTGAGACTCAGAAAGAACTTCCGTATGTGCAATCGTAGAGTTCTTTTTTAGTTTATCCATAATAGACGGCATATTATTTATCCTCAAACTTTATGTTATTAGTTTTTTCACGTTCATCGAGTTCATACTCTTCTCGCATTTTGTTGTTAATTTTAACAGACTCCGCAATTAAAGTCAAGTCCTGATTAAATTTAACAAACGCATTCATATCTTTTGGTAGACACGCACCACCAAAACCTTTCTTCCCGTCAAAGCCTGGAACACGGGTATGGGAATATCCTATTCTTTTATCTGCGGATACTCCATTGATAATTCTTTGTGGACTACAACCAAAGTCAAGAGCCGCATCATGTAGTTGATTAAAGAATGTCACTTTCATTCCAAGATAACTATTAATTGCATACTTAACAAAAGATGCTTCTTGCGGTGTCATAGTCACAAAACTTTTACTCACACATAAACTAAAGTCATTATAAAATTGTATTACTCTATTACAAGACTCTTGAGAAACTCCACCTAGTATGTGGTGTTGAGTATAAATGAATTGTTCTTTTGCGGAATTCTCTGTTAGAAACTCTGGGTTATAAGTAAGTCTTGGTTTATCTTCATCATGTATAGAATTGTACAAACGATTAATTACATCAGGTGTAATTGTTGATTTGATAACAACAATACTTTTAGTATGTTGTATAAGTTTTAAAACTGCGTCTTCAACTATCGATGCATCTACCATGCCATTATTATGCATTGGTGTAGGTGCAGTAATAAAAGTCATGATAGGTTCGTATTCTACTAAATCATCTATGGTAGTATCATACAACGGGTCTACTAAAAACTTATCGACTAGTTCATGAGTAAACGCATAGTCAATTGCCTTACCGACAAAACCATGTCCGACAATACCCATTCTTATTTTCTTGTCTTGTACCATTCTGCAAACTCTGGGTTATTTAAAAATATTTCAAATACATCACGTGGGGGAACTTGTTCTGTCTTGATACAAGTTGCAAGATTTTCCCATTCTTCTTTATTGTACTTCATTAGTTCACTTCCATATAATCTTTATACCATTCCATAAAATGTGCAACACCTTCATTTATATCGACCATAGGTTGATATCCTAACTTCTGTAGTTTGTTTGTATTACTCCAAGTCTCAAGAACATCTGCGGGGTGCGGTGGTACTAAATTTACTTTTGGTTCTCTGTTTAATTCTTTTCCAATTCTATCTATAAACTTCATAAGTTCAACTTGTTTACCATTACCTATGTTAAATATCTCTCCAGACTCTATGTCTTGATTAAAGATAACAAGTTTTATTCCTTCAACAATATCATCAATGTAAGTAAAATCTCTTTTCATCAATCCATAGTTATATGCTTTGATTGGTTTATCTTTTACAATACTTGTACTAAAATCAAAGAGTGCCATGTCAGGTCTACCCCATGGCCCATACACTGTAAAAAATCTTAGACCGATATTATGTAGTCCCGACATTTTAAATTGACATTCGTTTACATACTTAGTATATGCATAAGGATTTCTTTGATGCGGTTGGACATTGTCTTCTGTCCAAGGCAAAGTAGTTGTTCCACTATATACAGAACTTGTGGACGCATATATTACTTTCTCTACTTGATGTAGTTTACATACGTTAATTAGATTTTGTGTACCTTCGATATTATCTCTATGATACAAATGTTCATTACCCATACTATTACGTACACCCGCACGTGCGGCTAGGTGTACTACGATATCGGGTTCGTATGATTGAAACAACATATCTAATCTCTCAAAGTCATTTAAATCACAATCTCTTATTTCTAAACCAAACTCTTCGCACCTATCTTTCTTTAGTTGTGGGTCATAGTAATTATTAAAGTTGTCTACCCCGACACAATATAAATCATATTCTTTTGTTAGTAAAGAATTCATTAGATGACTTCCAATAAATCCCGCACCACCAGTGACTAATATCTTCACGGGTTTAACTTCTGTTTCTGTAGACATATTCTAATGCTCTATCTGACTCTTTTACCATATCACGATTTTTATACCAACCACCCGTGACACCGTCAAACTCTTTACATAATGTTGCGACTTGTTCTGCAGTGATAGGATATCCTTTCGATACTGCATTACCACATATCGCAACCATAATTTGATACATCTTGTAGTACCAACCCGTTTCAGTAATTGCACGATATTCTGTTTCGAGTTTCTTAGACCAAAACGGACAATCAGAAAATCCCGTCCAAGTATAATTAGTATTATCTAGTTTACTTTTACGATGTTCAACAACTGCTTGTTGCAACTCTGGTGGTAATCTATCTAGAAAGTTCTTACCCTTGTTTTCAATATAAGAATGTTTCTCCATTAACATTTGTGGGTCAAGTGTGATACCACTGTTTCTAAAATAAAAGTTATATGCGTTTGGATATTGTGCGGGAACATAATACATTCTTGCAAGGTCTTTAGTTTGTTCGTCACCAATATCTTTAAATTCTTTATTCATTGCAAACCAAAAGTGAGATAAATCTTTTGCAAAGACTTCTTTGGTTAGTGGAAACACCAAACGAAACTTTGGTTTCTTAACTGTAGATGATGCAGTACTATAACATACGTATTCGTATGCACCAAACATTTGATAGAGTTGTTTTTCTAAACTGCGAACAGTATCAGGTTCAGTACAAGGATTGTTATCAAGTATAAAACTATCGCAATCAAGACAAGCCCAAGAACCCCATTTATTAACATTCTTATTACTCCTTGTCCCACCTTCGTGAAACTGAGCAGGACTAATAAGAGAAGAACTATTATTTCCACCTTTTACACCTTTCTTATTGGATAACTCATATAACAATAATGCAAATTTGTCCCACGACTGAAACTGCATAGTCCTATGCGTCTTATTGTCATATGTGTTCTTAAAAATAGTTAGACTATACATTGTCCCATATTATACATGATACAACAAGGAATGTCAATCGGAAGAGTCCTTCCAATGCATACAACCTTTCTCTTTCCATATCTTGCGATACTTCTTCATTCTCTTTTCGTGTTCTTTACCAACCACCGTCTCTGTCTTTTTCATCTTTCTTAATAAATTTTCTTATTCCTATTAACCACATTATTATCCCCCAACTATCAGATAAAAAGTTTTTGAGTTTACCTGATATTCCGAACATAACAAATAGATAACATAGAATTACTATTCCACTTACTTGTAGAATTGCAATAACATAATCCATAATTACTCCTACCATTTTTCGTTGTAAATAAATTCACCCGTTTCATAATCCCAACCATTTGTTTTCTTAAAAACTTTTTTACCCCATGCGTCAGTGTGTAGTTCTTCTTTACTTGGTGGGTGTGAATGTGTCATTGGGTCATGGTCTGTACCAACATACTTAAATGCTTTTGACCCGTCTGAGTATCCACCTTGACCTTCTAACTTGCATGGTGGTACGTGGTCAAACTCACGTTCGCATTCGCATTTATGTTTAACACTGTATCTACCAATATCTAAATTAGTTCCATAGATGTACTCTCCATTAGTCATCTTCATATAAATCATTTCATGCACTTGAGCCATTATCCAAAAAAATCCTCTAATGATGCTTTTGGTTCTGCACTCCAACCAACTGCATCAAAGATTGGTTCGAGTGGTTCAAGAAAAGTTTTCTCAAACATTTT